GCTATTTTGCGACCTGCGCAAAATACCTGTGCTATACCGCTCCGAAGTCTAACGACGAAACTTTGCGGTTATGGTACATTGTCGTGAACCAGCACGATGGTCGGGAGGGATAAAACCGGCGACGGTGCCCTCTCCAACTGTACGACGCTCGACCAGCGAGCACCATACCAATGTACGGTGTACTTGCTCGGTCAACGAGCGTCGTACTAAGGAGACCATAAGGTCGGGCCTGAAGGTCGTTCGGATTCGCTTTCGCCTCGCTGGAGGCGAGCTACCGGACCTAGGACCCGCCGATCTTGGCAAGTATCTCCTTCATCTCCTTTCTCCCCCCGGGGAGAAACCTTTCCCCCTGCCGTTCCCCCGAGCTCAGCTCGGGTGGGACGGCCCCTTCCCTCACCTCGTAAGATTGGGGCGCTACGATAGATGGCTCTTTGCTCAGTCATTATCGTCTATTAAACGCGCGCTCCCAAATCTCACTTGCGAGAAACACCCCCCCCCCTCAGGGTTCCCTGCGTGGAAGGCCAACGCTTGCCAAGCCACGCCCCCTGAGGCCACCCCCCACTTCCGGGAATTCTGCAGAAGACAGTGTCGACGCTTCTTCCCCGTCGGTTGGGACCGTAACTATACCAGTTTCTGTGAAAGCTTCATACCATCAGCGTCTGCAAGAGACGAGCCTCTTACCACGGGCTCTGGCTGGTGGTCTAGCAACAGTAACAGGACTGAGTTTCAGGTCGCCACGAGACGAGGACGAATGCCTTCTTCTGTTAAAGGCAGATTCCGGCTCCGCTATAAGGAGGTCCCTAGTACTGGGAAGGTGCGCCCCCTAGGCATACCTTCCGTCGAGTACGACCTCCTTGGCCCCCTTCATAAGACCATATATGATAGACTGTCTAAGACAGGATGGTTACTGAAGGGGCCGCCTAAAAGCTCACGGATTAAGCGCGTTTGCCGTTACGACTGGCAAACCTCCGTGGACTTGGTGGGAGCAACCGATGGGCTGCGCTTGGATGTCACCGAAGCATTGCTCGGTGTGATATTGTCGCGCGCCACATCGATCCCCGGTCGTGTGAAACAACTCGCCTGCGAGTCGTTGTACCCTACGGTACGCGGTTCAAGGGTGACGTTCGGGCAGATGATGGGCACCTACCTCTCTTTTCCACTCCTCTGCTTGACAAGTTACTGCGCCGCGAAATGGGCAGTAAGAGGGTCCGAGTCGTCGATCTTGGTCAATGGTGACGATTGCCTGATTTCGAGCACAAGCAGGGATGTCCTGAACCGTTACCCCGTTGGGTTTAGGATTAATGCCCAGAAGACTTGTGTCTCCCAGGCAGTTGCCGAGATCAACTCGACGACTTTCTTAAGAAAAGGAAAAGACTGGAAGGAGGTCCAGAACCTGCGGAGGGGGGGGGGCGAGGCTTATACCGTTGATGGGCTACGTCATTTGGCCACTGCCTGCATAAAAGCAGGTCCTAAGTGGATGGACGCCTTTAGCCGTAGCGGTATCTGTAAAAAATACCACGTCCGTATGGAGGATCTTGGGATGCCGTCATGGATTCCCAACGTTTACAAGCAGATCCGGACCCAACGGTGGTATTATCAATTGCCTCCGCCCCGTAGTGTACCCTTGGATGACCGCCTCATACAAGTCTCCGAAGAGACGACGTATGATGAGAGGATAGCTCTTTACGAGCTCCTCTTTAACAAAGGGCGCAAGACAAATCAGTGGCCGTCTTCAAGAACTTTTATTAGTTCTCTAAGTGTGAAGACGGTCCGCCGATACCAAAGCGCCCTGAGTTACCGGCCCAAAGGGTTGTGGGAGAAGGAAAGGGAGCTCCTGGCCCCTAAGCGTCGTAAGAAGTGGTTCCTGCCAGCTGATTACGAGGGCCGCGAGCGGAAAGTGGAGATGCAAGGAGTGTGGCATCTCGCCTTCGGGCAGACAAAGGAAAGGGGGAGGCGCTTGTTCGCGCGGCTCACCGGCGTGGAAACGTGAGGGAATGATAACGGATACTCGCACGCCCTTCTGCTCAACAGAGGACTGGGTAGCTGCCTAGAGAGGGTAACGTATGGGTGCACAGCACGCCAGGGTTCAGACAGTAAGACCATTAAGTTGGCGCCCGCCCAATAGGGGCTTAGGCTCGGCTCGTCTGTACGGTGACCTCTCGAGGGGAGCCCTAGTCGGAGTGGTTAATCACGGCCTGCGTGACAAAGGTTGCGTAGGTGAAACAAAGGAGAGTTGAATGAGTGGCAAACCCTTCTAATAATCGACGGATACTCGCGATTATTAGCCAGAGG